AAAACTAGTTAACTAATTGAAATGTATAGCGAAAAGTCAAAATCCAAATTCTCTATTAGGTTTTTTAAAAAGATTTTGAATTTAAAACTGCCGTCGCTACTCCAGCCGCCCCCATCTATCGCCACATATAAAATCGGCCAACTTTCTTCAACGTCAGACAGGAGGATATATGGATGATGAGATAGTAGAGAAGTTACCATTAGCGAGTGATAGGTACAGTGAGGAGGAGAAGCGTAGGAGGTCTACGCCCAGTGTGGTGTATAGCAAGTGTCCTGAGGTTAGTGGGCAGGTTAGGAGGCTATCAGCGGTAGCGTTGACGAAGAGGCAGGTAGCTATAGCGTGTAAGTTGAGTGAGGATCAGCTTAACAAGCACTATTTGGAGGAGTATTTAGCTGGAGTTGCTGAGATGCAGCAGAAGGTGGCTTCTGCAGCGATGGATCAGGTTGAGAATGGCAATCCAGCGATGATCATGTACATGGCTAAGTCCAGGTTAGGTTGGACGGAGAACAACGTGGTTGAGCATGTAGGTGAGGTGAAGCATGTAGTTAGTGCTGAGCCTATGAGCAGAGAGGAGTTTTCCAGGAGGTACTTAGAGGTTGAAGCAGACGACGTTCAAGTTCAAGGTACAGAAGAGACCGGAAAGGCTAGTGTACTTGAAGTGCAGGCAGTGCGGATTTCCGACAGTGAGGATGACGAGCAGTAGATGGTTAGGATGCGATATTAAGCGTTGTGGTGCAGGACTTGATGTGTATAAAGATGAGATAACTATGGAAGAATATGATAGATTTTATGGTGTAGAAAGGAAGTGATTGAAGAGTAGTTAGAGAAAAGTAATGAAGGGGGGGGATGGGGGGATAATAAGGGGGGAAGGGGGGGGGCTGTCAAGAGGTTAAAGGCATATTTATTTTACTTGAGGCATATAGTGGGCATAGAGCATAGTTTTAAGGAGAGTGAGGTCTTGGTTAGGCGGTGTCCTAAGTGTGAGCACTTGAGTACTGAGTGCGTTAGTGATGAGGAGCCTTACGTTAGCTTTTATGCTGGGCTGTCTGGAGAGTACTTTGTGTGTAAGAATCCAGAGTGTGACGTTGATCGGATTTATAGTAATGATTGTGTGGTGAATCTAAAGCCATGACCGAAGAGAATCGCGACGAGAAGGTGATATGGAGGCCGCAGAGGGGGCCTCAGGAGATGTTGGTCAACTGTCCTATCACTCTTATTGGCTACGGTGGTGCGCGAGGTGGAGGAAAGACTGACGGCGTACTAGGCAAGTTCGCTATTAAGCAGGAGCAGCTTGGACCGGACTTTAACGCTATCTTCTTCCGTAAGGAGCTACCACAGGCAGACGACTTGATAGAGCGTGCTAAGCAGATTTACCTGCCTTTACGAGCCCATTGGCAGGAACAGAAGAAGCAGTTCACATTTCAAAACGGCGCTAGGTTGAGGTTTCGTCCTCTGGCTAATGATGCTGACGCTGAAAAATTTCAAGGTCAGAACATTTCTGACGCTGCAGTGGAGGAGGCAGGCGCTTATTCTGATCCTGCGCCGATTTATAAGCTCTTTGGAGCGTTGCGAGGTTCCGGCAACGGTCAGATTATCCTCACATTCAATCCTGGCGGTGTTGGTCACAAGTGGCTAAAGGACTTGTTTGTAAAACCTTGGCCAACCGGCAAAAAGATACTCTATAAAGAGCTTCCTGACGGTAGTAGGTTTGACTACATCTACATTCCAAGCCGTATTAGAGATAACCAGATTCTCCTGGCAAAGGATCCGTCTTACATATCACGCCTCCACATGGTAGGCTCGCCAGAGCTAGTTAGAGCGTGGCTAGAAGGAGACTTTGAAATTCATGAAGGCACTTATTTTCCTGAATGGAGTAGTCGACACATTGTTGCTCCTTTCAACATTCCTAAGCATTGGCCTCGTTACCTTGGCTATGACTGGGGCTATCGGAGCCCTTTTGCTGCTGTGTGGGGCGCTGTTAGTAGCGGACGCGATGACTATGGCAATGAGGTTCCATATCCAAAAGGTTCCATCGTTATCTATAGAGAAATGTCAGGAAAAGGCGTTGATAATAAGCAGCAAGCCGAAATGATAGCTGCTGCAGGAGCCGGAGAGAACGTCCACGCTGCTGCCGATCCTAGTATCTTTAACACTCAAGGTGGCCCCTCAATAGCCGACCAATTCCACCAAGTATTTGCTAAATACAGACATCCAAACTTCCGTTTGGCTGACAATGACAGAGTTTCTGGATGGTCACAGATACGTCAGAGGTTGGTTGCGAATCCACCTTTGTTGTATATTGCGTCTAACTGCCATCAGCTTATAGACACTCTGCCTGCTCTTGTCATGGACAAGAACAATCCAGAAGATGCTGACAGTACAGGTGACGATCATCACAGCGATGCATTAAGATACCTCTGTAAAGAGCGTCTTATAGATGCTAAGTGGGAACAGCCACCAGAGGTATTTAATAAAGGCGTCATTAGAATTGAAGCGTACGTTCAAAAGATGCGAGCACAACGAGGTAGAGCCAGTATATGAAAATTAAGCCGTTAGTGGAGAGATTTTCAGGTAAGTATTGGCATACAGAGATTACTCGCGCTGAAGAGCGTTTTAAAAAGTTCGTTGAAGCCGCAGAAGAGTCTATCAGAGTTTATAATGCACAAAAGCAGGTAGGCATCCTAAATGATACTGAAAGACGACTTAATTCTTGGTGGTATTGCGTCAATACTCTTCTTCCTGCTTACTTTTCGTCCACGCCGAAAGCAGAAGTAACGCTTCGTAAGAGAACCGGCGGTGTAGTAGAGGAACTAACCGCTGTCGGTCTAGAGCGAAACATTCAGTACGATATGGATACTGAGTTTTGCTTTGCAGACGTAGGCAGAAATGCAGCTCTGCACTTCCTCCTTACCGGCTTGGCTGTTCTTTGGGCACGATACGAGACAGAAATTGAGGATGATGAGGTTGAAATCGCTCTCTTCCAGCTTCCTGATGGACAACTCGTTGACGACCAAGGACAGCCATTCCAAGGAGAACCGCTAGAGATTAAAGACGGTCCAGGACAGCTAAAGCTAGTCAAAGTTCAGACACAAAAGAAGTCAGAAGAGTGCGCGATTCTGGAGAATATCCAGTACAACGACTACCTCTGCTCCGATGCTAGAAACTCCTATGAGATTGAGTGGCAGGCTAGACGCGCTTTTGTTACTCGCTACCAAGCAGAAAAGCTCTTTGGTGAGGACTTGGCTGATAAGCTAAACTTTGACCAGTTTCCTGACAAAGATAAAAAGGACTGGCATAGAGGCGAAGACCAATACGAAGGAAAAGCAGAGATTTTTGAGATTTGGTGCGAGGAAGCCGAAAAGGTATTCTGGGGCAGTAAGAGCGTAGACGAGTTTATCTTCAAATCAGGCGAGCCTCCTATCGACTTTGAAGGCTTCTATCCTTGCGTAGTCATCGCTCAGAATACAGATCCTGATAGTATCATTCCAGTGTCAGACTATGTCCATGTAAAAGACCAGATCCTTGAGGTTGAGCGGCTCACTACTCGTATTCATGCTGTCACTCAGGCCGTTCGTACTAACTTTGCCTACGATTCAGCGCTTGGACCTGCAGTAGAGCAGCTTATGATCGGCGACCTAAAAGGTGTGCCAATGAATAACTGGCCATCCTATAAGCAGCGTGGTGGATTAGCCAACTCTATTGAGTTTTTAGACATTCAAGCATTTGTAAACACGCTCCAGATACTACAGAACACCAGAGACACAGCACTAAACAAGCTATTTGAGTTCCTAAAGGTTACTGACCTGCTTCGTGGTACGTCAGAGCAGTACAAGAGCGCAACCGCTAACAGACTAGAGGCTCAGTGGAGTTCTCTTGGTCTTATCGTGCGCCAAAACATCTTCGCTAAGTTCATTTCAGACGGAATCGACAAGATAGGTCAGATTATTTCCTCGCAATACAACCTAGAGAAGTTCTTCGACGTAGCTGACATGGATAGGATGATTATGGCAGTGCTGCCACCTCCTCCTCCAATGCCAGAGCCTGATCCTAACATGCCTCCAGAGATGCAGCCTCCTCCTCCAAATCCAGAGTTGCAGATACTCGCGTTTAAGCAGCAGGTAATTAACCTATTGCGCAACGAGGATAGGCGCTGCTACAGAATAGCCATTGCGTCAGACAGTATGATTGCTATTGACCAGGCTCAAGAGCAGGCAGAAGGTCAGGCGCTCATGGCAGCGTGCGGAGATTTCTTTAATCAGATGAAGGCACTCATTGAACAGTATCCTCCTCTGCTTGAGTTCTCAATGACGCTATTCCAGAACGTGGTGAAGAGGTTCAAAGGAGGCAAAGAAGTCGATGGTATCTTCACTAAGGCGCTCTCTCAGATTGGAGAGATTTCTAAAGCAAAAGAAGAAGCAGCAAAACAACCACCTCCACCAGATCCAATCATGCAAGAGATGCAAGCTAGAATGCAAATCGCGCAAATGGAGTCTCAAGCACGCATTCAAGCTGCCCAAATGGACATGCAAGACAAGGCTGCTAAGAATCAGCTCATGTATCAGGAACAGCAGCTTAAAATGCAGCGCGATCAGTTGGATTCTCAGCTCGCAATTCAAAAGCAGCAGTTTGACGAGTACATGCGACAACAAGAACTTGCTATTGCTCAACAAGAAGTACAGGTCAAAGCGAACTCTGTACAAATTGATGCGCTTAAAGTTCAAGCTAATGCGGAAAATGAACAGGCTAAGCAGGCCATTGTTCAAGAGACTAACCGCATGGCTCAAATCCTTGAGATCCAAAAACTAGAGCTAGAGCAGATGCGTATGAAGCTCTCCGAAAGCGAAAAGCTAATGGAAGAGCGTAGACTCGCGTCCGAACAAGCATTAGAAAGAGTGCGTATGCAAATGGAAAGCATAAACACTACAAAAGCAGCGGTTGAATCTAATCCAACAAAGCAACAACCTATAGTAATCAATAACATCATTCCAAAAGCCAGTAGGAAGTTAGGCACGCTTGGAACTGATGCTCTTGGAAACACAACTTTGTCTATTGATAACATTGATGAGGACTAATTATGTCAATGACTAACGCTGCTGAGGCAGCACTTCTTGATTTGCTCTTTCTAAACATAGATTGGGCTAACATTGGTGATGCTGCTGGATTGCAGAACTCAGCTGCGGCTGGAAGTTTCTACATTTCGCTTCATACTGCTGATCCAGGAGAGGCTGGCAACCAGGCAACTAACGAGGCGGCCTACACTAGCTATGCTCGTGTTGCTGTTGCTAGAACTGCTGGCGGCTGGACTAGAAGCGTTAGTACCGTATCAAATACAGCACTTGTTCAGTTTCCACAGGCAACTGGAGGTTCCGCAACAGTAACTCATTTTGGTATCGGCACTGATTTGTCAGGTAACGGTAATCTGCTCCTTAAAGGTGCGTTGACATCTTCGTTAGCTATCTCAACTGGTATTCAGCCTCAGTTTGCTGCTGGTGCCTTAACAGCTACGGTAGACTAATATGGATTATTACTGCGTTCATTGTGGAAAGGCTCTGGAGTTGGTAGACGACAAAATCGTTCCATGTCCAGACCATCCACATGGCGCAGTAGCTTGGTCAGGTGCCGCAATAGAAAAAATGATAGAGGAAACGGTCGATGGGCTTCAGTAGCATAGCAGACGTCACCGCTGCGATTGATAATGGCCAGGTGTGGTCACAGCACTACTTTAAGCCTGGAGCCCCAACAATAGCTAATTCATTTACTGATTTGTCTTGGTCGTCCGGTACGCCATCTTATAATTCCTATGCAGCAACTCCACTTACTTTTAGTCCTGTTGTAAATACAAACAATAAATACGTTTTCACTGGGCCTAATCCAGCAACAGGGCAGCAAAAGTATTTACTTTCTTGGAACATGAGACATTCAAAAACTACTGCCGGTTCTAGTAGTAGTTTTATGCTAGTTGATACTTTAGGTTTTTATCCTGTTATCGATTGCGATTCTGTAGACTTGCAGGAGATGGATAACACTTTGACTCTACCTCGCTACACTGATGGGGAAGGAGTTAGAATGGCAATTTTTGCTTCATTATCAACTAATGCAGTAAATACCAGCGCAACTATTGTTTACACAAATCAAGACGGCAATACCTCAACCATTTCGACAGCACTAATTAACGAAACTACATCGCATAGTTTAACTTCTGCTAGTACCTCTGTATCAGCAAATGCTCGTTCTTTTTTTGTTAGCCTTGCACCTGGCGATACTGGAATTAGAAACATTATAAGTATTCAACTTAATCAAGGCATTGGTGGATTAGCTTACATAGCTTTAGTTAGGCCATTAGCAGTATTGCCAGTATTTCCTAGTGTAGTTTCCGAAAAGAGATTTATTACCGAAACAAGTATTAAAATGCCAGAGATTCCTGTAGGAGCAGGATTGACTGTCTATTCGTATGATTTTGTTCAAAGTGGAACTGTGCCAATAGTTGGCGAATTTGTTTTTGTATGGGGATAAATTATGGGCTTTAACTCAATAGATGACTTAATAAACGAGATAACCACTAACGGCAAAACGCTGCGTACTGACTTTAATAAAATTACTGGTGCATCTGCTTATACGGCAGGTCGTTGGTACGACTTTAGCGGATTAGGAGGCTTTCCAGTCGCCAATGCTTTTGCTGGTACTTCGCTTGCCTGGACTACTTGTAACGAATCTACTGGCAATGGAACGCAAATATTTGGATTGCCTCATGGTGGTAACGTAAGCACTGACACCAAGCATGGTATTAACGTATCAGCTTTGAGTATTGCAGCTGCGGCAGTACCATCTCAGCTTATGCTAATTGACCTACAAGGTTATTGGCCTGGTATTACTAACAACAGCGCATCCGCTCAAACATTGACTGGAACTCCTACGCTTCGTTACGCAAACGGCGCTGGTTGTAGGCTTTTTTATGTTCAAACTGTTACTAATGGAGCAACAGCTCAAAACATATCTTTGTCATACACAGATCAAGGCGGTACTGGTGGAAACGCACTACCTGTAACGGTATCAATGACAGCTTCAACTATTGCTGGTCATATATCTCATTCAGGTACGGGAGCTAACAACTACGGCCCATTTTTGCCACTAGCTAACGGAGACTCCGGCGTGCAAAACGTAGCGTCTGTAACTTTCTCCGCAGCTAATACTGGCACTGGCGCTCTTTGCTTAGGTCGCCCGCTTCTTACCTTGCCACTAACTACGGCTGGTGTTGCGGCAGAGCGTGACCTGGTAAATCAGCTTCCTTCGATGCCAAGAATTATGGACGGAGCTTGTCTTGTTTGGTTGTACTTTGCTGGAGCTAATACAGCAGCATCGACTAACTTTTACGGTTCAGTAGACTTTGCATGGGGCTAAGATTTAATTCCTCATTATTGTCTCAAAATCCAATACGCTACATCGGTGGCACACCTGGAAATTTGCGGCAGATGTGGGGCAGAACAGAGCTTAGGAATCAATCCTGCGGTGAAGGCATTTCAGATAAAACCGCTGGAATACCTTATGGTCATCTTGCACCTTCGTCTTGGTGCTTGCCATTTAAGGCAGGTGCTATGTCGTCGTTTACCAACTGCGTGTTTCGTTTTACACCAGGCGACTTAAATCTTGCTGATGGTCGTAATCTTTCTGCTGCTACAACCGTAACAGTAACAGTAAGTGATGCATTACTAGAGCTTATAGTATCTGCTGTCGGCAGCACTTCAATTACTTTTACGCTCACTGGTACTGCTCTTATTGCAGCTAACGCTATTGGTAACACTAGCTTTAGCTTTACCGTTAATAACGCAACGCTAGGCGCTATTATTGATGCTGTTGCTAATACTTTTATTCAGTTTAGTGCAGCCGCAACTCCTAGAGCTACTGGAAACCTAGAAGGTCATATTACACCGTTTACTGAGCTTTCTCCGCAAAGCCTTGCGGCTGCTGTATGGCAAGCCTTATCTGCTGAGTACAATGATGCTGGTACAATGGGCAATAAACTAAACTCCGCTGCATCAGCCGGAGATCCTTGGAGCACCGCACTACCAGGAAGCTACAGCGCAGGAGAAGCTGGCTATATACTAGGCAATCAAGTTCTTACTGAAGCAGATATTGTACGGATAGCCGATATTGTCCTTCGTCGTGCTACGTCTAACGTAGAGGCCTCTAGCGACGGAGATCCGCTAAGTGTTAAGTCGCTTTATGGTATGGTGGCTCAAGGAGTGCACAACACTCAAGTATCTGGGGCTACATTAACCGTAACCAAGAGTGATGACACAACTGTCTTAGGCACTAGAACTGTTACGACGGATCCAACAGCAGAGCCAATTATCGGTATAAATAGTGACTAATGGAGGCTTTCAAAACTATTTACATTTGATGTACGGCTTGCCCAACGGCTTTATTCAAGCCAAGACGCAAGTCGATACATCTGATATTCTTAATAGAGGATTAAGAAAACGGCGTAAACGTAAGACCGAAGAAGAGTTACTAGAAGAGTATTTAGCAGCTCAAATTTTGCTTGGAAGAAGAGAGGAAGCACTTGCGGCAAAAAGAGCAGCAGAAGAAGTACTAGAACAAAAGAACTTAAAAGCAGAAGAAAAAGCAAAACAGGTAAGATTTTTAATGTTGTTTATGCTAATGGATGATTAGATGAGCCAGAAATACAAACTGTTTCAGTATTGCCCAGTTAAAGAAAAAGTAGTTCCAATAGATGAAGTTCAGCGCAGAATAAACACAAATGCTCGCGACTTATTCATTCAGGACGAGATGGAACCAACCAGGAATCCATTAAATCCAAAAGAGATTTACACAAGTAAAGCAAAGTTGAGAGCGGCCTATAAAGCTGCAGGTGCTGTGGAAGTAGGCGATGCGTACGAGCGAGGCTACAATCCTGAAAAGGATATGGCGTCTAGTACGGACCGCATGGTGAAGCAGTTTATTCAAAATGTAAGGGAGCGAATCAATGGATAACTTAAAAGCAACACAGAATACTGACGTTGAGAGCAATGATAGTGAGACAGATAGTGCTGAAAATTTTAGCATTAGAGAGTCTTTGACCAGAGCTTTTAGTAATGAAGATGAGGCTAAAAGAGTTAATGATCCAGGAGCAAATGAGCCTGTAAAAGAGGACGATGATGAGGCAGAAGAGGAAACCTCTGCGCCTGTAGCAGCTCAAACAGAACCAGAGCGCATTCCTTTAGCCCCTCCTGCCGACATGAACGCTATGGAAAAGGAGGCGTTTCTTAATCCTACTCCAGCCAATGCTCATGTGCTTCAGCAGTACATGAACCGCAGAGCCTATGAGACTAGGTCAGACTACCAAAGGCGTATGCAGGAAGTGGAGGAATTGCGAAAGCAGACCGCAGGTTTCTATGACACCATCAAGCAGTACGAAGGTGAGTACATTAAGGATAAGATAAACATATCTGACGTTGCCAAGAGGTCGATTGAGTGGGACGTATCGATGCAGAAAGCGCCGGTTGAAACGGCTCTTGATTGGCTTGATTCGTACGGTCTGACGTTGGAGCAATTAGCTGCTTACAAGAATGGTCAGCAGTACAACAATGGCTATCAGCAACCACAGCAAGGCTACAGCTATCTTACTCGCGAAGAGGCAGAGAGAATTGCGGAGGAGAAGCTCCAGGCTAAGCTAGGAGAAATCGAACAGCAGCGTACACAGGAAGCTGTTGCCTATTATAATGAGCGTGTCGTAGAATCGTTTACAGCAGCTAAGCCGCTATTTAAGGATCCAGAGACAGCCTCTCAGCTAGAGGCCGAAATGGCTCCGATAGTGCAAGCATTAGCTGGCACAGGCAAGTATAGCTCTCCAGAGGAGATCCTAGAAACGGCCTACAATTACGTTGTTGCTGGCAATCCTACCTTTTCCAGTCTCCATAAAGCGATGACTGCAAAGCCAATGATTGAGCAACAAGCAGCCGAAGCCAAAAAGGCGCAAGCTGCATCGACTTCTATATCTGGCTCCGCTGGTTCAGGGACTCCCAGGCTACAAGTAAAAGACTTGAGGGATAACCTGCGCCGACGTATGTCTGGCGAATAGCCTGGAGTAGACGCTGGTTGTCCTTCTTAAACCGTTTATAAAGGACAATCATGGCAAACTTAGAGGAAGCAATCGTTGCAACCTTGTTTGATCAGAGCGATCAGATCGCAGATGTTGTGCTCCATCACAACGTACTGACGAAAGTTCTGGACGAGCAAGGTTTAATCAGAAAATTCTCTGGAGGATACGAACTCCGCAAGCCTGTAATGTACAATGATACAGCACAGGGCGGTTTCTACTCCGGATTCTCGTCATTCAATCTTGATGCAATAGAGGATGCTACAGCATTCCGGTTTGCGATTAAGCAGTGTTACGAGCCAGTGGCTCTTAACGGACGCGAGCGTCGTGCTAATCGTGACCAGGCTCAGCTCCTTGACTTGGCAGAGATGAAGATGAAGGCTGCTATCAGCCGTCTCCGTAACACCGTATCTACCTCGCTTCGTGGCGATGGAACTGGTTCTGGTGGACTGGAGTTCGACGGTATCAAGAAGGCAGTTTCGACTTCACCATCGTCAGGAACATATGGTCAGATTGATCGTGTGTCTAACTCGTTCGCTCGTAACTTGGCAGTAAACGTAACTCTCTCCGCATCAAATGTGCAGGAGCAGATTACTGACGTTATCAGCCAGCTTACTCGTGGTTCTGAGCAGCCAGACCTTGGTCTTATGGACCGTACGGCATGGAAGTACCTCCATAGCTCACTCACTGCAATTCAGCGTATTCAGCTTCCTACGAAGAAGGCTACTGCTGGTTTCAGGGCGTTGAACTATGACAACTGCGACTTCGTGTTTGACGGTGGATTCAACTCCTCAGTGCTTGAGACTAACTCTTGCCGACTGCTCAATACTAAGTATTGGACATTCGACATGGTGCGTGGGGCAGACTTTAAGCCTCTCGCTCCTGAGATGGCTCGTCCGGTTGATCAGGATGCTTTCTTCACGGTTATTATCGTTGAAGGAAACCTCTGCTGCTCAGCTCCTGCACTACAAGGTGTTATTTACGCTTAATTAGTATAGGAGAATATTATGAGTGGTTCAGGATCATTCGGTGTAAATTTTAAGAAGACCTGGGACGGAGTTTCGATTCCTTTGCCTGCAAAGGTTAAGGATGTCGGACATTCGACTGAAGGCTCCTTCGTATTCGTTCAGGCTAGTGGCGCTATCGCTCAGTATGACTTTGTTCATATTGATGTCGATGGCCAGGCTGCTAAGTGCACAACGACTCTCGCTGCTCAAACCAGCCAGGTTGGTGCTGCTCAGGTAGCTGCTGCTGACAACGAGTACTTGTGGGTCTGGATCGGTGGGCCTCAGGGCGGTGGAGCAGGTAAAGGTATCAAAGGTAACATCCTCACTGGATACGTTGCTAAGAATACTCTTAACACTACTGCTACTGCAGGTGCTGCTGATGATGCTGCTACTACCAAGCTAATTGGTGTAGTAGGTCTTACGGCTACATCAGGAACACAGGCTGTAGAGCTTGCTTCCACAGCAATCATCACAACCTAGTTGTGTGCGAGGAGAGGCTTGTTTAGCTCTCCTCTCTTTTTAGGAGTTTAATATGCCATTAGTTACTGACTTAATGGGCTTAGGAATGCCGCCAGAGCAGGCCAGTGTGATAGCAAACGAAACGCTATCATCAGCACCAGCTTTGTCGTCATCTGGAACTCTTACGGCTGCTGGCTCCACCATTGCTGACGCTCTTACTCTTACCTCGTTTTTCAACTTGGTAGGAACAGCGGCTGCCAGTACTGGTGTAAAGCTGCCTGTAGATTGTCCAGTCGGCCAGGCTGTTTATGTAGTAAACAACGGCGCGAATGCTCTACGAGTATACGCCCAGAGTTCGCAAACAATGAACACGTCGATTGCTGGAGCAACTGGAGTTTCGGTTGCAACAACTCAGGCTGTTCAGTGTGTTCGCCAATCGGCAACAAACTGGATTGTTCTGTTACACACTAAGGCAACTTAGTTTGAAAGGGGGGCTTGTCCCCCCAACTTTTTAGGTGATTTATGCCAGATTTTACTCCTTCTAATCCTACAGCACTGTTTCCTGCTAGGCGCGTAGCTGCTGTAACTCCATCAGATACTACTGATCTATCAGGCTGTCGGGCTCTCTGGATAGGTGGCGCAGGAAACGTAGTCATTAAGTGTGTAGATAATAGTACTGCTGTAACACTTATAGTGCCTGCAGGAACTCTTTTGCCGGTCTTTGCTGCGCGAGTAATGGCAGCTACAACTGCAACAAGTATTGTGGCTTTTTACTAATGTTTATCGGACTTTCTCCATCTTGCGTATCTGCTCAGGCAATAAATGCTGGTGGTGGTAGCACGGCTAATGCCAACGTAATAGCTTCGTCCAACGATGGAGATTTTCCTGCCGGTATTCAGTCTGGCGATATTATATTTACTACATTATCAAGCACTGGGCTTATTACCGTTGCCATAGACTTTACATCTGCAACATCAGGAGCTTCTGGTGGCGTAAACTATGATTTAGCCTATAAAATAGCTGATGGCACTGAAAGCGGATCGGTTGGTTCCGTAGCTCAATCTATAGGTTGTCTTGTTCTTAGAGATGTTAATATAGCTAATTTAGTAACTAGCGTAACTTCTGGCTCAACTTGGGACAGTTTAACTGGATTGACGGCAGGCAGTACTGTTGTTGCCATGGGCTATAGCAATAACGGCTCTGGTAGTTTTGGTGGAGTGACTATTCCATCTGGCTGGACGACGTATCAGTCATCAGGACTAGAAATAGTTGCAGTAAAGAATGAAACCGTTGCCGGTACCAGCTTTGCCTTCACAGGATTGAGTAATGGTGGAAGTTTGACTATGTGTTATTCTATAGGTATTGCCTAGCGGAATAAACCGCTGTTTATAAGGAGACTTATGGCGAACATAGATTGGCACTCAATCATGAACCAATACGGAAATAGAGATCCTAGAGATTCTTACAGAGGATGCAACATTGAGTTTTTTAATGCATACAATGAGAACAAAGAGAAAAGCCTAAAAGAGGGCCGTCCAATATACGACGAGATTCCATCGATTTCGTTTCAATGGCCTGGAATGGATAAGACGGTTAGACGTATTGAGCCGCAAGATATTCAGATGTTTCCAGAGAAATACGCTGCTTTTATGGCTGGTAATGAGCCAGTAGTTAGCGGAACTCCGCTTGCAGAGTGGAGCATTTGCCCAGGTACAGTAGTACGTCAGCTTCAGCATGTAGGCTTTAAAACGGTTGAGCAGTTGGCAGCAGCCAGCGATGACATTAAGCGTAAGCTAGGACCAGACGGTCGATTCATTAAGTTGGCCAAGGACTGGATGGAAGCTGCTAATAGCTCTCAGACTCAGGTCGCAGTTTTGAAGGACCAGCTTGAGCGAGAAAGGGCTCGTACTTCTAGGCTTGAGGAGACGCTGGAGCTTCTTATGCAGAGAGTAGAAGCTAACGAAGGTACTGACTTACGACCTGAACGTCGTGCTATGACTCTAGAGAGGTCGATTGCAGACATAGACGAGGCTCTTGACGACTCTATGGATGATGAAATTGAGGTTGAGGCTCCGGTTAAGCGTAGAGGTAGACCAAGAAAAGTATGAGTTTAGCGTCCGTAGTTACTAATGTTGCTAACGAAGCTGGCTACACAGTTGAGTCAAATGTAGTTGCATCTACAGAGATGACTACTAAGCAGCTACGGACAATTTGTAATCGCATCAATCGCGAAATGTCTGATGCCTATATGTGGCCTCAGATGTTTGCGTCTGGTGCGATTACATTAGTTAGTGGTCAAGCAATGTATGCTTTGCCAGCAGCGTTCTCACATGGTCACTATGAGACTTTTTGGAACTCCTCAACGCGCTGGAGAATCCTTGGTCCAATGTCAGAGCAGGAGTACGCAGAGATTCGTGGCTTTGGCTTAAACACTACTGTCTACCAGCGGTTCCAAATTAGAGGAATCTCCAACGACCAGCTTCTTATCAGTCCTACTCCTTCAGCAATAAATGCTAACAATGTAGTTATATTTGAATATATTGCCGATAGGTCAGTAAGACCTGCAACATGGGCAACCAACGTCGCCTTTACCGCAAGTGCGTTTACCTTCTACAACGGTAACTATTATCAAACTGCTGCAGGTGGAACTAGCGGCGCTACTCCTCCTACTCACACTAGCGGTTCTGCTTCAGACGGTGGAGTTACTTGGACATACTATTCTGGAGCATACAACGAGTTTGTCGCAAATACTGATGTTACTATCTTCAATGAAAAGACTCTTGAGCAAGGAGTTCTTGAGAGGTTTGCTGAGATTCATGGACTAGATACCGTTCAGAAACGGTTCGAAATCCAACTGAATGAGGACTTTGGAAGGACTCAAATGGGCAAAGTAATCTATGCAGGTGGTCATACTCGCGCAGAAATGTTTGCTAGAAATGGCACTGCTGTATTTGGAACGTGGATATAATGGCAGAAGCAGCACAAATGACTCCGCAGCAGTATTACTTAGACCTTGTGCAAAGAGGCCGTATGCGTCCTGCCGATGCTATGGCAGAGGTACAGCGTAGGTACGGTGCTCCGCAGTCTAGACAGCAGCAGCAAGAGAACGCTCAAAAGCAGCAAGATAAATCAGAACTAGCTTCTGCAGCAGGAATGATTGGTGGAGTCATCGCTGGCCGGTATTTGGTAAACAAAGTCGGAAAGTATATAGACATGCTTACCGGCAAGGAAGTTGCTGAAGAGGTAGTAAAGAAAACCGTTGAGCAGGTTGGTACAAGCGCAGGAACTACTGCAGCACAAACAGGCGCTACAGCAACATCAGGAGTTACAGAGGCAAGCAATCAGGCATGGAATGCTGGAGCTGATGCAGCAACATCAAATACTCCTCAAGTAATTAGCTCTGACGGTGGAATGTCTACCGTACAAACTCCTACCGGCCCACAGCAAGTTCCTACAGAATCTCTTAATGACGCTGGTTTCTGGGACTCCGTAAACTGGGGGCAAGTTGCTCAAGGCGGTCTTGCCGTAGCACAACTGTATGGAGCATATAAGGCTTATCAGTCTGGAGATAAGGTTGGTGCAGGTCTATCTGGAGCTACAGGTGCAGCGAACTTAGCTGGTGCTGCTGGAGCTGATTTAGGCGCTAACGTCATTCCAGGGCTTAACATTGCAACTGGTGCATACACTGGATACAAGACAGCAGAGGCCATGAGTGATATGGCCGCAGGTTCAAAGCGAACTCAAACCGGAATAGTAGGAGGTGCTGCAGCAGGAGCTTCTATAGGTGCAGGAATAGGCACACTTGTTCCGATACCTGGAATTGGAACGGCAGCAGGAGCAGCTATTGGAGCTTTAGTTGGAGCAACTGCAGGAGCGGTGGGCTCGTGGACTGGTTCAAGCAAAAACAAAGCGCAATTCATGCGCGACAACATTCGTGGAGTTTTGCAAAAAGGTGGAGTTCTTGATGATAAGTTCCAAGGCACTCTTGCCGATGGAAGCAAATTTGATTTTGGACAAGATGGTTCAAATCTTAAATGGAAAAACATCGATAAGCTGGCTGCAGAGAAACCAGCAGCATGGAATGGTGCAGTACCACTTTCAGATGCTTTGGCGGCCTCATACGGTTTCGTAGGTCAAAAGGCATCAGATATTTCTGCTTGGTATGCTCGCGCTGCAGTTTCAAATGCTGGAGATGATCCAGCGGTTGCCAAAACTAACATGCAGCATTTTGCTAAGCAGCAAGGCATTACCTTTGACCTTGTTAAAACAAAGCTAGATGAGGCTATGGCTGATAATCGTATTAGCCAAGGACAATACGATTCGTACCTTGCAGGCGCTAGAGAGCTTACTGCAGGAGTACAGGCTGGAGAAGGAGCTAAAGTAGAACCTCCGAAGAAAGGGCAGGTAGCAAGAGTATCGCCTGGTATGTATATGAACGATCAGGGCCAGGTATCTGCTGCTAAAGATATGAGGCAGGCTTTAGAGCGAAATTACGGCAAGTCAAAGTCTAACAAGAAAAAGGATGAGGAGTTATAGTTATGGCACGTCGTGGAGCAATGACAAGAGCACCGGCATTACGAGGACAAGCTCGTAGAGATTTCAAAGCACAGAGAGCTGCACAGCAAGCACAGCCAGTTCCTGCGCCACAGCAGCCAATGGCTCCTGCGCAACCGCAACCACAAATGCCAGCACCGCAGCCTCAGTCTGGAGCTTTAAGTGGCGCTCTAGCTGGTGCAATGCAAAGTTATAATCAAATGCCAAAGCAAAATCCTAGAGAGCAGTGGTTACAACAGCAAAAGCAGCAGTGGAGAAGCCAGGAGCTGACACCAGAAGAGGCCAATATGCAAATACCAGTAGGCGGCGGCTTCATGGGCGATCCAAACTACTACAGTGGTCAAGGTCAATCGCCAATGGCAGGTTTTCAACAAATACCACCGGACAAGATGTACAGATTTCCACAGCCAGCAGGCGGCCCTCAAATGGCCAACGCGATTGGAGCTGTAGCAGGAGATTATCAACAGGCAGTAGTTCCAGATCAATCCATGCAGCAGCAACAATTTCGAAGAATGCCAATGCCTATGCCTAACAGAAGGTTGTACTAAGCAACTATGAGTTTTCAAGGTATCACAATGCCTCCTCCGTCATTAGGGCTTGACCTAGTCAGCCCTGTAGACGGTATGGATCCAGCCTCAGCGCTGGAGCTCAGCAACGTGTTTCCTGGCGCTGGTACTCCGTCGGTTCGAAAAGGATATGAAGAATTTGCTTCACTAGCAGAATCTACTCCTGTGAAGTTCATGAAAGAACTTCCAAGACCAAACGGAACATCGCAACTTATAGTAGCTAACGACTCAAAGATATATTCAATATCTTCTAGCGGAACTGTGAGTAATGTTAGCAAAGCTGGAGGCTATACAAACGGTTCTTGGAACGCAGAGGTTTTTGCCAACAACATTTATATGTGTAATGGCGTAAACAATGCTCAGGTTTACACTGGAACTAGTACTGCTGCAGATTTACACGCAAACTTTGCTGGCGGTGGTAGCACTCTTGATAAGCTCATTAACGTCAATGCATATCGCGAAAGACTCTACTTTGTAGAGAAAGAGTCTTTTAAAGTCTGGTATCACGATACTGTAAGAGCTGTATTTACTATTGCGAGTTCTCAGCTAAAGTCTTACGACTTTCAATTTAATATGAAGCGTGGAGGCTATTTGTTGTTTACTACAACATTTAGCAACCAGACTGCTGCTACGTCTCAAGATTACTTTGTAGCAGTGTCTAGCGAAGGCGAGATAGTGATGTATTCTGGATACTCTCCAGACGATACAGCATGGCAGCCAGTGGCTCACTTCATGATTGCCAAACCTCTAGGCCGTAAAGCCTATGTGCGAGTAAACCAAGATACATGGATAATTACAGACCAAGGAATTGTTCCTTTATCTGCATTGTTTCAAACAGATCCAGAGCAGGCGTTAAACGTAGTTAGCTTAAAGATTAATCCTCTCATATCGCAATATGCGACTAACGCAAACCTTGTAGATTTTTGGCATGGATTTTTTTGGGGCTTAGGTCGCAGAGTTTATATCAGCATACCTGATTCAGAGAACACTGCATTCTTTCTCGTTTATAGTTTAGATACTAAGTCATGGACTCAGTTTAATATGTATAGCGGAGAGCACATAAAAAGCTCCTGCAAATTCTTATCAAATCCTTATTATGGATCTGCTCTTGGCAAGATTTATAAAGGAGAGTTTGGATATTCAGATGTAGTTACTTCTACATCTACTGGCCAAGGAATAGGCTTTTCTGGAAGACTTGCTTTCTCGTTTTATAACTCACGAGGTAATTACAAAGCGTTTAAGGATATGCGTCCTATAATACGCACTCGTAGAGGAATTAGTCTCAGCCTTGGACTTGATACTGATTTTAAACGTCAAAGTTCTCTTGGAACAATAAACACCACTATTGGTAACTTTACTGCATGGGGCTCTCGCTGGGGCATTGGAGCAGGAACTCTTAATCCATCTACTGGATTACCTATGCCTACTTTCTATCAACCTTGGTCGGCTGATATTGACTACATATTTGATAGATATGCAACATTAGGCCAGGGCCACTGTGCTGCGATACGATTCGCAGGAAACATAAAGGGCTCTCCGCTTGATTTTTTTGGATTTGAGATTCGGTTTATTCTTGGAGGACAAGTATAGTTATGGCTAGAAAAGGTGCAATGACAAGATCGCCTGCTAAGTCAGAGTCGAAACCTCCTCCAGGTAAAGGTGCTGGTGTTGGCAAGCCACCTCCTTCAGCAGCTAAGCCACCTCCTCCTGCAGCAAACAAGCCTCCTCCTGCAGGTGGCATGACTTTTAAGCATGAAGAAAATCAAGCTGCTTATAATCAGCTATCTCCTAATCAACAGGCTCGTTACAGAAGGATTCTACAAGACAAAGGTAGAGGAGAGGCCAATAAGTGGATGGGCAGCGTTACTGGCAGCAATGTAGTAATGCCAGGCCAAAAGGCTCAGCCAGCAGGTCAACCTCCAGCATTCGGAGACATGAGCACAAAGCAGCAAAACGAGGCTTTGTATGAAGGCTATGGAGGTCTTTATAATCAAGCTGTGACTGGCGCTCAGAACTTTGATGTCAACAATCCAATGGCTGGATACGGACAGGCTTATAACCAGGACGTAGGTCAAGCTACTCAAGATGTAATGGGCCAGGCTGGGCAATCATCTCAAAACTTTGTTGGCAATGCAGGAGCTGCAAGTCAAAACATTCTCAATCAAGCTGGTGGTTATGAGCAAGGATTTAATAGCCAGTTAGAGTCTGCTAGAAAGAACGTAATGGACCAGTTTGAGCGCACCATGGCTCCTCAATTCCAACGCGAGCAGTCAGAGTTTCAGCAACGTATGGCAGAGCAGGGCATTGATCCTAATAGCGGAGCATACCAGGCTCAGTATAAGGCTATGATGGACTCTCAAAACTCGCAGCGATTAAACGCTCAGTCTCAAGCATTTCAGCTTGGAGCTGGCTATCAGCAGCAAGGCTTTGGTCAGTTTATGCAGGGCCAGCAGATGGGCGCAGGTCTACTTGGCCAGGGCTTTGAGCAGTCTATGGCAGGCCAGCAGCTTGGCATGGCTAGGCAAGGTCAAGGCTATGGTCAGATGCTCCAAGGTCAGATGCTGCCGTTCCAGCAAATACAGGCAGCGGAAGGACCGTGGAAGTACCAGTACCTTGCTCAACAGGAAGCTAGGCAAAACCAACTTAACAGGCAGGCTCAGTTACAGCAGGCTAGAATTGGTGCAGGTGCAAGCGTAAGAGCTGCGCAGATAGGAGCGGAGGCTTCTATGAACAGAGCTAACCTAGACGCTATTAATGAAGGCTATCCTAACCAGCAGAAGCCAAATCTAACCAATGATATTATTAGAGGTGGCGTAGCTGGAGCAACTGCAGGAATGATGAGATAAGATATGGCAGAGAATCCGTTACTATCAGCGCTAAACTTGCAGTTCTCTCCGTCAGATACCAACTGGAATCTGGCGCAAAGTATCCTTGCGCAAACTGCTCCTAAGCTAATTAGCGACTATAGAAGCACAGGTGCCAACCTTGGTATCGGATTAGGTTCTGTCCTGATGAGCGCTCTGCTTGGCTACCAGGCCCGTTCTGAGGCTAATCAAAAGAGCTTGCTTGCTCTAGAACTTGCTAATGAGATGCAGAGTAAGGCTACTACTCCAGAGACTAGAGTAGAGTTCCTAAAAGGACTTGAAGGCAGAGACATTGATACTGACGTTGTTGGTAAGTTGTCTACTCTTGCTGGTGCTTTGAGCACTCAAGATAGACTTATAGCGATGGAAGATATTAAGCGTCAGAAGACCGCTGAGATGGAGGCTTACGCTAAGATTGCTGCAGAGCAGGGCATTCCAGTTGCTGATGTTGCAAATTGGGCTACGCGTAGACGTGAAGCATTGGCAGGAGTGCGAGCAGGAACAACTACAGGACTACCTGGAGATTTGCAAACTGCAGATGAGATGAAAGCCGCTGCAGAAAGGCAAGCTAAGCAGACTGATTTAATCAAGCAGTCGCGTGCGAAGCTACAAGAGGACCAAGTATACAAGAGCGTACAAGAGGTTCGTGCCTTATTAGACAGTGCAAAACAACTATCTAAGAAAGACACTGCAGCATCAGATGACGCGCTTATTAAGATTGTTGAGCGTATTGGAAATCCAGGCAACCAGGTTACTTTGCCTGAGTTTGAGCGTGGAAACGTCAATACTATATTCCAAAATATAGTGGGCTCTTCCAGACGTATGCTTACTGGCAAAGGCAAGTTGTCAGCTCCAGCTAGGCAGCAGTTGATTGACGTAGCAGAAACATTCTCAGGTCAATTAAAAGATGTTTACAACACTCGTCTTAGGTCTGAGATTTCCTTTCTTAAACAGCAAGGCGTTTCAGATCCGTTACCAAGCATGGTTGGACCAGCGAGATATTTCTACACAAATAAAGAAGAATCTGATGTTACATCACGACTGGCTAGTCTTAGCGGTATTGAAGCAAGTCCGACTGCTTCTGAGCAGGATAAGATTCAAGCTAAGACTGTGAAGCAGCAAATATTAGATATTCTTAAAGACAAACGGAACTACTACGAGCAATAGCTATGGCAAGTATAGAAGACTTATTGGCGCAAGCGGATGCACTGATTTCGTCAGCAGGAAGCTCTACGGCTACTGCTGCTGCGCCGTCTTCTATGGAGCCATCTCTAGTAAGAGAAACGCCAAAGAGCATGATAGGTGCTGACCTATTAGGAGCTTTAGATACTGAGTATGCAAGCAGGAGGCCGTTTGAGCCTTCCTATGGCGACTTGGCATACGAAGCTCTAGTGCCTTCTAGAAAGGCTGCTGCAGAAACTGCGCAGGGCGTTATAGACCTAGCTAAGATGGGCGTAAATCTTGGAGCTAGAGGCGTATCTTCTATCTATGATTACGCCACTGTTGATGCTGCTACTCGCGAAGCAAGGCGCAAAGAGGAAGAGGCCAAGCAGCTTGAAAAAGATATGCTAGCTGCGCAGAACGCAGGAATATCTCTAGAGCAATACAGGACTGCAAAGAACACCGAACGAAACAAGGAACTCCTTGATATGGTCGGTAGTGGTGGCTCTCAAATAGTTGGTGGAGGTCTTGGTGCTCTTGGTGGAGCCAAGGCTGGCGCGTTAGCAGGAGCAGGACTTGGTTCCTTTATTCCTGTTGTAGGTACTGGCATTGGAGCAGGCATAGGTGGACTGGCAGGCGCTCTGTATGGAGGCTACCTTGGCTCTGGTACTGGAGAAGTAGCATACCAAAAAGCTAAGGAAGGAATAGGCAATCTTGTAGAGCCTGGTTCTGTTAGAGAACTCACTCCTATGGAGCTTGCTACTAGATTCTCTGAAGCTGGTACTGCAGGACTTGTTCCTGAGGCTGGAGGGGCCGCACTAAAAGCAGTTGGTAAAGGCTCTGCTAGAGGAGCGCAAAAGCTCGCAGATGCTCTTGGGCCATCGACAAAAGAAGAGGCATTGGCACGAGCTAGTGGTATTTTAGAGCCTCAATTTCCATCGGCTAAGGTGCGAGGTCGTTATGCTGGCCAGGTAGCTAGAGAGCAAACTGCAGGCATGAAAACTACCGCAGAAGTGCTGGGCACTCCTGAAGCGTACATGGCAGAGCAGGCAATAGGTACAAATCTTTTTAATCAGCCGCTATACAATGCTCGTATTGCAGAGAACGCAGTAGAGAGTCAGAAATTTCTAATTGATGATTTGTCAAAAGAAGTAGCTGCTAAATCTGGCCCAGATACAGTCAGCCTTTTGAAGAAGCCCGAAGTCTCAAATGAGACTGCAGGAAAGCTAATGACTGAGGCGATGGACGATGCAAAAGAAAGGCTTAAAAAAGAAGTAGCCTTGGAGTATGCGCCTCTTGATTTGGCAGAACGCACAAGCACAGCAGGAGTTAAGAGCGGAGTATATGATGCTCTGAAAGATGTATATGGAACTGTGCCTGTTGCTGGAAAGAAAGGAAAGCCAAGCACTGAAAAGCTATCCAAATCCATTCCAGGCGAAATTAGAACTTTTGCAGAAGAGATTCGAAATCCATCATTTAAGAATTATTCAGTAGAACAACTTCAGCGATGGCAGACTCGCGCTCGTAATCTTATTGATACATACGGAAACGATAAAGGCGCAGTCAAAGCACTTACTCAGATAAGAACCGTCTTAACTGAGAAGATTAAATCAACTCAAACAGGTGCAGCTTATTGGTCAAATGCTACTGAAACAGCGAAGAATGCTTGGAATCTTATGGAGAATCATAAGTTTGCCAAGATTCTAGAGCGGGACAGACTTAACGCAGGAGACATTTACAAAGCAGCTATAGCAGATCCAGAGAACTTCAAAGCATTTAAAGGAATGGTTGGAGACAACGCAGAAATTTTAAATGCGCTAAAAGCTAAAGCAATAGCCGACATAAAAGACATAGTAACCGCAGCAGGAGAAGATACTGCTGTTGCAGCAGCTAAAAAGGCTGCCTTTATTCGCAAGAATGAACCTTGGTTAAAAGAGCTGTTCACTCCAGATGAGTTTAAGCGTCTTGATGAATTAGCATTGCGAGGAGAGGCACAAGCAGTCCGTTCTGCAAAAACAAATCCTCTTGGAGGTTCTCCTACTGCTGCAAGAAGTGTTGCATCACAATCTGGATTGCAAAGGTTAATTGGTAAAGGTGGAAAACCTCTTAACGAAGAAGCTCAAGCAGCAGCAAAGAATACAGAGCGCCTTAAAATGGCATTGCTGTATGGAGGAGGCGCATTAGGAGCTGGTTATTTAGGCAACCAGCTAGGAGGATATGGAGGCATTCCAGTAGGAATGGCCGCAACCATATTAGCTCTTCGCAAAGGAGAAATGAGAGTTGGTCGTGGCCAACAGTTTTTGCGCGAAGCTGCGTACGATATTGCAATGAATCCTAAGACCGCTGGATGGACAGCTCCAAAGCTAGCACAAGCACTTGCTAAGCGTCGTGTTGAGCAGGTCGGTCGCATGAGTCGTGTTGGAGAAAAGACAGGCCGTATCACTGGTAGAGCTGGTCAAGTAGGTAGACTCGTTCCTACGCAGGAGGAGAAGCAGGCAGCGCAAGAGGTAATGAAAAATCCTGATGCTTACCTAGCGATGGATGAACTTTTGAGGCAGTACTCTCCTCAAGAAGAAGCAGCTCCACAGAAACCAGCTACGCCTAAAGTAAGGTCAGTAGAGAGAGTTCCGTCGGAAGAAAAAAAAAGTATTGAGAACATGATCAATACAATTCCTAAGCAGTACGGAGTAGATCCTAAGCTAGTAAAAGCTATTGCTTCTACTGAGTCATCAATGAATCCAAAGGCTATAGGACCAGACACGCGATTTGGTAACGCCAAAGGATTGATGCAGCTTATCGATGCTACGGCAAAATCTTTAAAGGTTAAGGATCCTTTCGATCCAGAGCAGAGCATTGTAGGAGCTAGTAAGTTACTCAAGGAGCTTGAGGGCTCATTTGGTCAATACAAGGATCCACGATTTATCATGGCTGCCTATAATTCAAATCCTAGAACTTTGAACAGGGCAATAGCTAGAGTTAGAAAGCAAGGCAAGGGCGTTACTTGGTCAAACGTATCAGAGTACATGCCACAAGAGACGCAAGATTACGTTATAAAGGTATCAAAATTAGTTTAAGGAGATAGCTATGACTTGGTCTGGAGGAGTATACCGCAAAGGCAATTTTGCAAGTAACGGATGGACAGGTGACGCTGCCAACAGCATTGGTATAGAAGCTGGTCGTCATGATGTTCAAGACGATGATTTTGCCAACGGTATCAATCAGTGCCTGACAAAGGATGGTAGCAACTCCGCAACTGCCGACATCAACTTTGGAGGCTATAAGCCAAGTAATATAGCTGCTGGTACTGCTGCTGCTCCTGCTATTTGCGCAGGTAATGATGTCAACACAGGTATGTACTCATCTGCTGCTGATGAGATTGCTTTTGCGACAAACGGAGTAGTCAGAGCAAACATTGATTCAAGCGGTAACGTTGGTGTTGGTACTGGTGGAGATGCTACGCCGGAAGGAGTTGTTTATGCCGGTGCTAAACAGCTAACAGTTAAAGCTACAAATAGCTATGCTCAGGTAAACGTATTTTCTCGTACGAGCACAGGCACCTACGGCTCTACCTTAAACTTATCGTACAGTCGTGGCACAACTGCTGGCAGCATGGCGCTAGTTTCTGCTGGCGATAATTTAGGGCAGATAAACTTCAATGGTGCTACTGGTACAGAAATGCGCCTTGCGGCTCAAATTATGGCAGAGACGGAAAGTACTCCATCTGCTACATCAATGCCTGGTAGAATTAAATTTCTTACCACTCCAAACGGTTCCTTGTCGCCAGTAGAGCGCATGAGAATTGATAGCGCTGGGCGCGTCGGAATTGGAACAAATGCGCCAAGTCAACTACTACATGTATCCGATGGTACTTCCTCTGGCGATGTAAGAGCGATAGTTGGTGACGCTACCAACAACGTTACTCTGATTAGAAATGGAGCTACTGACGGTTGGATACGTTTTAATGGCGTAGACGGAATAGTGGATGCTGCCAGCAATAAGTCTTTAATTTTCCGCACCAATGCAGCAGAGCGCATGAGAATAAACGCTGCTGGAGATGTCTTAATTAATAAGACAGTAGCAAATACGACAGAGGCTGGAAGTTACTTTACCAAAGGTGGAGGGGCTACAAATCCTGCTACTTTGGCATTTGTAAAAACCGTCAGCGGATTAGTAAATGGTATTGTAAACTATTATGCTGGTACATACGTTGGTGGAGTTGATTTTACCAACACAGCTACAGCATTTCCTACAGCGTCTGACTATCGACTAAAAGAAAATATAGTTCCTATTCCTAATGCTGTTAGCAGACTCAATCAATTAAAGCCTGTGCGGTTCAACTTTATCGCTGAGCCAGATGAAACAATCGATGGTTTTCTAGCGCATGAAGTTGCTACAGTAGTGCCCAATGCTGTATCAGGCGAGAAAGACGCTGTGAACGCTGACGGTACGATTAAGGTGCAAGCGTTGGATCACAGCAAGCTAATTCCGCTGCTTGTAGGTGCGTTAAAAGAGCTTAGCACCAAAGTAGAAACTCTTGAGTCTCAAGTAGAAATGTTACAAACACAGGTGGCAATAGGATGAAACTAACGCTTGTCAGAATAGGAGAGTATCAGGACGCCACATTCGGAGCGCTTTCGATTGATGGTCGTCCTTACTTTACTACGCTAGAAGACAAGTGGCGCAACAATGAAAAGATGGTGTCTTGTATACCGAAAGGCAAATACAAGATTGCTGCTCATCGCTCTCCTAAGTTCGGAGAGTGCTACCAAGTTCTTAACGTACCTAATCGCAGTCACATTTTAATTCATGCAGGCAACACTCATGTTGATACGCATGGATGTATCCTACTTGGCCTGACGTTCTCTACGGAAGGCGACCAGGCTAAGATTCTGTCTAGCCGTGCTGCGATAGCAAAGTTCATGCAGTTGTTAAGTGGAGAACTAGAAGCAGACTTGGAGGTACGATGACAGACCATGACATTACGCAGGTAAGATACTGGCTAGACCTAGCTATAAAAGCGGTCATTGGCATCGTTGTGTCCATCGTAGGCATGGACTATCGCGAGGTGAAGAACTCTCTTAAAGAGCTAGAGGTCAAGAAGTATGAGCTGACCACGCAGGCTCAGGTCATGCATATAGAGCTAGTCGGTATGAAGGACCGGCTTGAGCGCATAGAAAAGAAGTTGGACCAGGCTTTAAAATGAGACTCCTGCTGGTGTGGTTACTGCTTGCCGTTCCTCTGGCAGCAGCCCAGGAAAGCTATTTGGCAATGTGCCACAGACAATGGAACTGTAAGGCTCAGGAAGCGGCCTGGCTGGCTCGTGGCTTTGCGATTACCGGCTGGCTAGAGAATACCTTCGGGCAGACCTGCGAATGCGCAGACAGGCTATTACAGCTTGATATACCGAAGACCATTAGAGTGCACCTAATCAACTCTCCATGCATGAGAAACAAACGGTGTGGTAGATACGAGGTTTTGTACAACGAAACTGCAGCATCGGCATCTCGCAAGGTTATGCGAGGTAACAGGCAGATGATGCGCAAATTCAACAAAGTTGTTGAGGCTTTTAGGCGCAGGTTAGAGCAAGCTAAAGGAGCAGTCACTTGCTATGTGTCGCCTTGTTTGGAGTGTGATTTATATGAGCCTGCTAGAAGACGTCTGGCCAATATTGTATCTGCTGCTGTGCCTGCTTGTATTATTGTGGACAGTCCTTACCGGCGACGCTGCCTGTCAGGAACAGTCTGCGAAAAGCATGGAGAAAGTCCTCGTGTTAATGAGCCGTGCATAGTAGACCTGGACGGTATAGACGGAGCCACCATAGATGTAGGTAGCTTTGTTGAGCGATACAAGTCGTGTGATATTACTTACTACTGGGAACCTTGGATGAACTGCATTCGTGGAGAGTTTAAGGATCCTCGTAGTAGGAACTGTAAGTACAAAGAAGAGTTTAATTCATTACAAGGATTGTTATGCCAATACTATTATCCATCGTTAGACATCTGCTCACTTTAGCTGCAGGCAGCCTGCTTACCATCGGAATCTCTGAGGATGATGCTGCTGGTCTAGTGAAGGCTGCAGAGCCGGTTGTTGCAGGAGCCATACTTTACGGCGGTGCTCAGGTGTGGTCTGTCGTTGAAAAGAAAAAGAAACGCTAGTTTCTATATCTCTTTTGCCGTAGTGGCACATAGTCCTCTGCAGGAGTCCATGCGTCCACTGCGGTAAACTGAGATACATACTCTCTTAGCTCTTTAAACAGACCTAGTTCGGTTGCCTCGTCGAAGTTCTTTTTAAACTGCGCCATAGCCATGGCTCGTATCTTCTCTAGGATACCATCGCTGTCATCATAGAACGTCTGAATCAACAACGTCAGATTAAACTCCTCTGGCTCCTTACAGAACAGGAACCACCGCAGCCTGTTTAGCTCTTTAATAGCTCTGACCTGGAATCCTTGCTTGTTGCCTTCCTTGTACGGATTGTAGCTTAGTATCTGACCTTTGCCGGAGGCGTGGAGCTTATCAAAGAAAAAACAGTAGTCTTTGAGTGCTCTCTCAATAACTGCCATCCATAACTGTCGTTCAGGAGTGTAGACATTGTTCTCTATGTCTGGCTCTGCGACGGTTATGACGGAAAATTTCATAGCTTATTTGAGATGTACTTCGTGGCTATTTCGATTGCCTCTAAAGCCGACCAGCATATACAGGCATAGCAGCCTATGGCTAGTAGCTCCTTTATTAGCTCTATCTGCTCCTTGGACGGTCTGTTTGGCTTTACCTTCATTTCGATATAGAGAGCGCTGTACTTGTCGTTAGCGAACGGTATACAGATGTCAGGTACGCCTTTCTTTACGCCTGCTCTGGCCATTGTAATCCTGCGCTGGATAGAGGCTTTGCGCTCGTTTGGTATGTGGTACGCGAGTTTCCAGCCAGGATGTTGGTGAGACATGGCCCTGGCGTAATCAAAGAACTGAATCATCTGCAGTTCTTCAGGGCCATGCCTAAAGGGGCGTTTCATTTCTTCTTCTTAGGCTTTTGCTTTTCGGCCCCTTTTATTTTGCCCTTGTTTACGGTTGCGTAGAACACTTCTTCGCCTTTGTCCTCGCCGTAAAACTCCTGCATTTTTTCTCTTATTTTTAGTCCTTTCTTTGTCAGCGGCGCCATGAAGTTCCTTATGTATTTTAAGAGCCTCCTCGTATGTTACAGACACCAGGTTCATCCAATCAAGGACTCTTCCTCGTCGGTAGAACTCTAGCGACAGCTCCAGTAGAGCGTTGGCAGCTTTGTTGTATAAAAAGTCAGACGATATATTAAGCATTGCTTTCTCCTTTGCTTCCAGCCTTTAGTTTCTCCATGAGGCGCTTGCGACTATCAACAAATGTTAGCTTGATAGTGGCGTCTGGATTCCTCTTCGCGTATCCATCCTTAAAGCCTTGAGCGTATGCATCGTATATCATATCTGCTATCCAGTCCGCATCCTCATACCTCGTGATGTCATTTAGCAGATTGAGCGGAAACATCTTCTCTATCATTTCATCCATGTCTATGTCGGTCATACATTCTCCTTTGTGTTTCGGAAGAGGCAGGATTCGAACCTGCGGTACCTAAGTACTCCTCGTTAGCAGTGAGGTGATTTAAGCCACTCATCCACTCTTCCATAAGTAGGACTATGCCAGCAACAGCCAACATGGGCCTCGTCATCAGCGAGATGGACGTCTGGCATAGCCCTGAAAATCATTCTTCTATCTTCTTTAGGCCCTGCACAACATGTAGGCAGAGCGTCATGCATTGTTTTACCTGCTCTTCGCTAGGCTCATTGTTGTACGGATAGCCATTTAGCGAATGGATATATTCTAGCGTATCGCAACCAGAGCAGGAGCCGTAGCTGACTATTACGGCACACCAAGAGTCTCGTAAACTTCCTGACCATCCAGACTTTTCCTGGATGATGTAAAGGTAGTCTCCTTGGTAGTCTTCACCTCCAAGTTGCACAATGTTCTCTGGGCTTAGTATGCTTTCATAATCTCCGTATTGGTTATCCTCCAACACTTCTACAACCATCTTCACAATGTCGCAGTAGCTACCTGGAATCTTCTTGCGTAGCTTCTCTTCGGCCTTGTGCTTGTTGCGAAACCAGGCATCGACGTATTTCTGAATCATGCTTCCTCCTTCGGCGGCTCAGGTATTGGCATCCAGTGGGTGACTTGATCCTTATTGTAGTGTTTCCATCCACTGCACTCACTAGGATCTCCTGATGCAGTTTCAATAAAAACATATTCGCTTGTCCCGCATTTTATCCATGCTAATACATTAGTGTTTCGATCTGGCAATCTAGTCCTTACTGAAATCCAGTTATTAAGAGTTGCTGAACTACTGACATCCACCATTTTGCTGACATCGACAATATGGTTCCAGCTATCGGTGTCCTCCAATGCTTCTTGATACGCTGCTTTTGCATCAGCATCATCCTTAAATAGCTTTAGTCTACCGCCAGATTCTTCCATTAGTTGATCCTGCAACTCTTGTATCCTAGCCTCAGCCTCCTCTAGCGCTGCGTGTGCGTGTTCCTGTGCTGCTTTGTAGCCAGCGAGAAAACACTTTTTTTCAATGGCACCTGTGCCTGTCAATGCGTGTTTGTTTATATATTCCTCTGCCAACTCTTTAGGTGTTTTGCTCATCTTTAGTCTCCTGCTTTAATAGTTCTTTCTGGATATGGATACATTCGGTTTCCTTTATCTGCTTCGGCCCAAATCTCTCTTTGCTTTGCTTGCATTTCCTCAGTCAAACCTGGAAGCTCGCACCAGTGTTTATATTCATCTGCTGGCAGGTAAAGAGGTTCTGGATCCTCACCAAATGGATTTTTAAATCCAGCTACGAGAACGCTCTTGCCATTGTGATCTACTGCCTTAAAGCCTAAGACGATAGCGTAATGATTAAAATCGTTTGGTATCCACAACTGAACATAAGAGTCCGGCCATATCTCATCTTCATGCTTAAAGATGCCACGGAACTCTTTTCTCTGTTCTGGTGTTATCCACTTTAGTTTTGTTGGTTCACTATTATTTTCGCTCATCTTTCTTTTCCTTTGTAACTGCTGCGTAAATTGAGTGTAACATTCCTGTTATCTCTTCCTTCTCGTCGTTCTCATAATGAAGCGCATAGTTTCGCGACTGTAGTGTGTCCAGAATCTGCTGCAGGCCACTCTTCATAGCTGCCTCATATCCGGCATAGAACGCATCGCGAACGAACTCCTTGTAGCTAAACGGAGCTGGATCATCCGGTAGCTTGTCGGCATACGAATATCCAGCACTCCTAAAAGTCTTTGTCATTTGCAGCTCCACGATTTGATTGCATGAAACGAGTACCGTTTGTTTCCTTTACAGCTTAAAAAGCTGTCTTCTCGCCATGCCGTACACGTCTGAGCGTTCTCAATGGAGTTGTCGGTAAACTGAATTTTGCATTCTGTTTGTGTTTGATACGGAGACAACACAGTGAACAAGAATTTCAAAATATACAGAAAACCAAAAACACCAAACAGAACTAAAACAACACCTACTAAAAATATTGGTAAGTCCTTTGTTAGGTAGCTCATGCGTCTAGATCCTCTTCGTCTATCTCGCTTTTGAGCATTGCTGAGATGTCTGCCATTGTAGACTCTATCTCCTTGCGCAGCCTGTTGCCCTCCTCGCGTAGCTGCTCAGGACTAACACCGTCTGTGGTGCCTGATGCATAGCCAGCAATGAAGGCGTTCTCCAGGTCGCCTATTGTAAGCGGAGCCTCTGGGCTGATTGTGTTTACAACGTGGTACATGTACATGCGAGCACGTTCCTTAGCTCGTAATAATCTTTCTGCCATAGTGTCGGTCATACGTTCTCCATCTTTAATATTTCGATCAGTTGCTCTTGGCTTATCTCCTTGCGGTTCCAGTAAATCCTACCGTCTGACGGTTGGCGTTGCTCAAACTGCAGTAGCTTCATTCCAAGATAATTTGGATCGGCTTTACATGCCTCGTGAACCTTCTTGAGGAGAGTTCGCTGAGCGAGACTAACATCGCCCATGAACCTCTTCTCCTCTATCAGCATCCACTTACCTGTTTTATAATTGCCCCACACATAATCCAGGTTGGTCGCAATGTAGCCATGACGTGAGTCCAGTGCCGGTTGGACTCTCAGCCAGTCTCCAAATTCAGTTCCTTTGTCGTCGTAGCGTTGTCGTGTCATTAGAAGTTAAACTTATCGAACATCTCGTCCACAGTCTTATTCACTACAGCATCAATAGCGTTCTTTACTTCGCCGTCTGTCGGACCTTGACCAGTCCATGACCTAGCTTCTTGAAGAAGGCTAATCAAAATATCCAACTCCTCTGGAAAGAACTGCTTAGCTTCCTTGTACTCTCCAGTCTGTTTGTCTTTGTAGCTTTTGCGAAATGAGAAGCTGTAGCCACCGTTTCTCGTCTGCCACATTGCTACGTCGATGCCTTTGTTTCTCGCTGCTTTAATCGGTTTGTTCATAAATCATCCTTTAAAGTATTGCCTAACTACATGCGAGACATTATCATGCCTCTCTATGCACGACAATACACAATCTAATAATTTAGAGTCGTATGTGGATAGCAACGCTGTCATGGAGTTCCTTAGTGTGCCACGTCGCACGCTAGAGCTACTTGTTAAGCAGGGCCTGCCACATATTCGAATTAACCGAAGCCGCCGGTATCGTCTCAGTGAGATACAAGCGTGGATTGATGCCAAGCAGGAGGAGCGAAAGCAATGAAGTACGCAGCGAAGGACAAAGCTGATTTATACAAGAGACTCCACGCCATACTGCCAGAGTACAGGCCTATTTCAGAGTTCAACGGCAAGAGCGGCTCTTATAAAGCCGTAGACGCCGATGGTCGCGTTTTTCTCGTGACCTGGACCTGCGAGGAGGACCAAGTGCCACGACGCTCTGAGCGCTTCCTAATGGACTATAACAAGCTGTGTTCTGCGAGTGATACGGCTGTCGCTTGGTTTAAGCCGGATGACGGCTGGACTTTTGAGGAATAAAAAAAACCACTCGATACCTTGGCCGGAAAAGAGTGGCTTTTAGAGAGCTGAAGAGTCGCCTCTTCTATGAAAAATACAATAACACCACCACGATATTTTCTCAAGTTCTATAACGACATCATGACTGGCGAGATTACAGCCAGAGAGGCACTGGTCTATGCCATAGTGGCAGAGTTTGAAGCTAACGGCGCTCAGTGCTTTATCAGCCGCAAGGAGTTAGGCCAAAGGATTAATGAGTCTGAGCACTCCGCAGAACGAGCTGTTCAGGTACTCTTAAAAGCTGGTTTGCTGGTCAGTCGGAGAGACGGTCGGACTAGGTACCTTTCTACCAGAAAACGGTAAACGATCTGTGCGCCAGTGAACAGAATCTGTGCGCCAGTGAACAGATCATCTGTGCGAAATGGGGCCTTGATCTGTGCGCCGGTGATACACTAATCAGATCAATAATTATAATAATACATATAGATCAATCTAATCAGATCAATGATCAGCAGTTAGCCTGTTGATAACTCTGTGGATAACTGTGTATAAGATTACTAGGTTCAGTCCTAGTGTTGGTCACACGCAGCACAGGTCAGCGCACACATGCTGGCCTGTGCTTTTTTTATTTCTCTCCTCGTCTGTACTTTTCTCTTTTTAATTTTAAGAGTCTTTCTTTGTTAGCCTCGTACCAGCGTTTAAACCTAGCGGCTTCGACCTCTGGATTACGTTTCTTTTTTCGGTACTCAACGATTACTTCCTTGTGAGTCTCGTAATATTTCTTGTTTGCCTTGCTACGGCGCTTTTTAAATTCCTCATCCATCTTGGACCTCGTTTTCGATTGCCTCTCTGAGCCACCGGATTCCTTCCAGGACTCCTCGCTCGTGTACTGTCATGCGCTCTGGACTGTTCTGGATAGAACTCTCTATCCTTTTAGCCTCAAAACGCATGATTGCCATTAGACAGCCTATACCGTCTTTAAAGCCTTTTTCTAATTTGGCCCTAGTCATACCATAGGCTAGGTCATTATCTCCTAACCTGGACGATTCTAGGGCCTTTAGAGAGTATTCTGCTGCCAGAGTTCTCACTTTGCTGCTCATTAAGCCTCCGACTTAGCGATTACAGCGTAAGCAGAGAGCCTGTCCATACGTTGAGGACAAGTCCAGATACCGTCATCGCCTAGTGTGCAGTTAGACTCTTTTAGGTACCTGACTGCAGCGCCTGTTTTGGATTGCTCCATAGCGCGAATGTCGTACTGGAACGATGCTCTTGGCTTTGAAGCAGCGTTACCATCGTCATCCTCAGGAGCTAGTCCTAGAGCTGTCATCAGACTGTACCTACGAGCGTAGGTCAGAGCGCTTCCGTAGCCTTGTGGATCTGACTTAACTGCAGGAACGTGGAGCACTCCGAAATTAATTGAGTCTCCTGATTCATGCAGCAATCTAGTCTCTACTTTGACTCCTGAATCACACTCATAAGTGATTTGTATTAGGCCAAAACCATTAGCATGGAGAGCATCAATAACTGCCTCTACACAAGCCGATAAATCCGCATATTTACTGCGGAAATGTGGATTTGTTGATGATTTTAGAGCTGGCCCAAAAGACTTTTGAGCTGCAATAAACGCTTTGCTTAATATTGATGCTTTATTTGTTTCTGTCATGATTACCATCCTAGTACGTCTTCAATTAATTTAGTTCCAGCGGACTTGCTGGTGTCATCCTCTCTATAGACTCGTAAAACACGCTTGGTAGCGTCTTTATCGCCCATGAGCCTGCGTGGTATGTCTGGTACCTCGCGCTCAACAGCGACTATCTCAGAGTCTTTAGGAAGGAATCGGTATGGACTTGTTGGGCCAAGAACCTGCTCTACGAGGTCTGGCTTATAGTCGTTATTGTCTTCTGGCAGTAGCGTTTGGCAAAAGCCTACAGACGGAATTAATAATGCTAGTAGTAATGTTCTCATAATTAGTCTCCTTATTGGTCGTTTGAATCAAAGTTATCTGCCCATTCTGGAATAGACTCTCCTGCAGTTGGCCACGCGTTTAGCTCATCAGCCAAGAGCATGTAGGCTATTTCTTTCCAGTCGACAGCTTCGGTAACTTTGATAGTTATTGCGCGAAAGATTGCGAGTAGCTCCATGTGGCTTAGCTGCTCAACGTACTCTGCTAGGTTGTTAGCTAGGCGGTCAGAGAGAGCGCTCTCAGCAATCATTTTCTGCATCGCCTCTTTTGCTTCTTTGTCGTAATGAAAGAAGCGATACGCACGGTCTGTGTATTGGTTCATAATTAATCTCCTATGTTGGTCACTACGCTGTTTATTCAGCGTCAGATTAGTCTACGTCAGATAATTAGGTATTGCAAGATATTATTTTCTGACGTTGGAGACGGTGTGGATAAGTCTGGTAATGGCCTGAAACATTTGGAAAATTCAAATTTATTTTTCCATTATAGCGCTAAAAGAACGCGAAATTTCTAGGTGATTTTCGATGCAGCGAGGTCGCGCTCGAGCAGGCGAGCAGGCGAGCACGGGCGCACGCAGGCAGGCACGCGCACGCGACTACCACAGATTAGAGGCTTTGTCAACGTCAGATTGTAGAATGGTAAATATATTCAACGTCAGTATCTTTTTTAGTTGTGTTCAACGTCAGACTGTGCGATAGTTGAAGAGTAGCAAGTCGCTACCACTAACAAGGTGACCAACTATGACCAAGCACGAAAAAAAGGAAGCTCTTAAACAACTAGCTATCCAACTAGCTAGTGAAGAAAATTTAAACTATAGCGCGCTACCGTTTCACGAGAGACACCGACTAGTACATCGTGCGTGCGCGTTCTATCGGAACCGTTACGGTACTCCGACACAATCCGTTATTGATGCCGTTCTATACAATTAAAGGTGACCACAATGAAACTAACAAAACAGAACGTAGAATACATCCAATCGGCGTGCAATCCACTAGCAGTAGCTAATACCTTGGCAGAATGGCAACGCGAAATATTTGATGCCAATAACAGTATGACGGAGGTCAGACAAAACAGGTTATTGCGCGCAGTAGTAGGTAAGTTATGCGACCTATACGGAATCGATCACGATGGTACATACGCGTACGAAATTTTCGGAGAAATCAAACAATGACACCAAGCGAGTTAAAATATCAGCACGAAAATCATAATCCTAGTAGCTACTTCTTTTCGCGTAACACTATGCGCTTCTTTGGTGACACTATGCGCAATTTTGGTGTGCGTAACGGTGGTACGGCTTGGATTTTGTATACCAAGCGACCTACCAAAGCAGGTCATAGAGAGTGGTTATTTTGTAAGAAAACGTTTCAAAGATTACACAACGCAGAGGCATAAGTATGAGTGACATTATTAACTTACCAGAAAACGAGAGTCGGTGGATCAATGATGCTTCAATCAATACGGAAGCATGGTTAAAACACATCGGAAAAGAGATCAATTTGGAGCAATCAATAGAATGGGATAACGACCTAGAGGCATGGTTATTTCTCAATAGATTGCACAACGAAATGAGTAACAACGATGCGGAAGATGCTGAGGTAGTTCAGTATAGGTCTAGAGATAACGTGTATAACCATGAAAACGATTTCTCTGATATATTCACCTACACGATTTACACCGTAGGTGATAATGGTGACTACCTATATCATGATGATGCATATGTGGCGGTATGCCTCCATAGAGGAGGTGATGCGCGCGGTAACTATGGCAACGTAAAACTATACCGGCTCAGAGGTTCAGTAGCAGACTCAGGTTTTCTGGATTGGATGCTAGGATGGTATGTCGAAGATGCCGTTACAGGTGAGAATCTGGATTTGGATGGTATGTACGGAATAGGTTATTCAAATAATCCTACTCACCACCTAGAAGGTCATTTTGCTAAGGAAGATGACGATACTCCATACGCTTGGAAAGATGGAGCCTTCCACGCAATTCTTGAGACTAAAAATACTGAGCGACCGACTATAGCAGTCCGTTGTATGCCGTATTGTAACCTATAGGAGTGTGACCAAATGAAACAACTAGAAGATGTGGCAGAAATAGAAATCGTGCTTCACATAGAAGATATGGATCCATCGGATAGTTTTGACGATGCCGACACCATCCAACACATATATGAGAAGGCTAGGTTTTCTATGTGGGCATGGTGTTGTGTTGAGGTCAAAGCATCATACTTAGGAGTGAGTGAGTCAGAGTATTTGGGCGCTTGCTCCTATGATGGTGAGGCAGACTTCAAAGCATCGGGCTACTACGACGATATGAGACTAGAAGCCCTCCATAGGCTAGGCGAGTCACTCAAAACAATAGCGGTAGGAGTATCGGAGGTAGAATTATAATGGATGCTTTCATAGAGTCTATAATGGCGCTAGGCATCTTCGTATTGAGCTACTGGTGTCTGATATGCCTCTGGTCATTATAACGTAACCTTGAGCCCTGTAGACGTTTTACAGGGCACTACAATAGACTGGTGTATATGGCTGTCAAAAAGTACAATGTCAGAAATCGGGCTGAGAAGATTATCAGGGCAGGTCATAGAGGAGCTCTATATCGGATGGTCAGGGCTAAACTAGGTATGACTCAGACTGCTATGTCTCAGATACTCGGAATAGGTCGGCAGAATCTGATATATCGTGAGCACATGAAACAGTACTACATGCTAGAGGAGTTACACGCGATACAGCAATTGAGCGGTCTGAGTTGGTCGGAGTTAGGTGAGCTGATCGATGCGATAGTAAAACGTAGGTGAGGCAAGGTGTCCCACCGTGGGACAGTAAAAGGTCAATCGACTCACCGAAAGTAGGTAACCTATTGAAATGTATAGCAAAAAGTCAAAATCCAAATTCTCTATTAGGTTTTTTAAAAAGATTTTGAATTTAAAACTGCCGTCGCTACTCCAGCCGCCCCCATCTATCGCCACATATAAAATCGGCCAACTTTCTTCAACGTCAG